GAAGAAGGAGACGACATGTACGAAGCTGAAGTTGATGAAATGAAAAAAGAAATTGAAGAGTTAAAGTCTGAACTTAACGAAATCAATCTTTTAAACTCAAAACTTCTTTATGTTAATAAAATCTTTAAAGCTAAGAATTTAACTGAAAACCAAAAATCAAAAGTATTGGAAGCTTTTGATAAAGCAACTACAGTAAAAGAAGCAAAATTAGTTTACGAAACCTTATCAACTGAAGTTAAAGAGAAAAAATCTCATATAACTGAATCAATGATAGGTGGAGCTTCTAAAGCTGCAGGTATTGCTCCTACAAAAACTCCAATTCTAGAAGTTAACGATCAATTTGCTAGATGGCAAACGTTAGCCGGTATTAAAAAATAATTTAAACCAAATTTAAAAAACAAAACAAAAACAATGTCACAAGTACAACAATTACTCGAAAGCGCAGCTGGCTCATGGAAGTCACTTCAAAGCGATGCTGCTAAATTGGCTGGAAAGTGGACCAAAACAGGTCTTCTTGAAGGTCTTGGTGAGGTTGATAAAAACAACATGTCTATCTTGTTGGAAAACCAAGCTAAACAATTAGTAACTGAGAACAACACTATCTCTTCTAACTCATCATTCGTTTCTAACGGTCAAGGTGAGAACTGGGCTGGTATTGCTCTTCCTTTAGTACGTAAAGTATTCGGTACAATCGTAGCTAAAGAATTCGTTTCAGTTCAACCAATGGACATGCCTTCAGGCCTTGTGTTCTTCTTAGATTTCCAATATGGTGATTCTAAGCAGCCATTCACAGCTGGTGGTTCTTTATATGGTAACAGAGACACAGCTTCTCAATTCCCATTCTCTACTCCAGCTCCTGTAGGTGGTTTATATGGTGGTCCTGAGGGTCGTTTCACTTACGCAACTAACCAATTCTCAGCTTCTGTAAACTTAGCTAACGCTGCTTCAGCTTCTGCTGCAACTTATGCTGATGTTAATTTTGATTCTGCTTTCTCACAATCTATCGTAGATGGTGAAATCATCAAATTAACTGTTCCTGTAGCTGGTTTATCAGGATTTGACCAAGATGCAGTTCGTGGATTTATCATCTATTCAGGTTCAAGTGCAACTGCTGGTCCAGTAGCTGCTTCTACTAACTTAAACCAATTTAACACATATAACTACACTGCTGGAACTATTAATTTCTACGTAACTAGCTCATTAACAGCTGCTGCGATTACTGGTTCTTATGTAGTATTATATGAGAAAAACGGTTCACAAGATGGTATCCCTGCTTACTCAGGTGGTAACAACTACAGTGGTTCTGGTCGTGGTGATTTTGAAGCTTCTGGTTCTTTCGCAGTACCTAACGCCGCTTCTAACTCACAAATCGTGATCCCAGAAATCAACGTTAGAATGCAATCACAAGCCATCACTGCTAAAACCAAGAAATTGAAGGCAGTATGGACTCCTGAATTCGCTCAAGATTTAGCTGCTTACCAAAACATTGATGCTGAAGCTGAATTAACAAACATCATGTCTGAATACATTTCAATGGAAATTGACCTTGAAATCTTAGATATGTTGATTGAAGATGCTGCTGCTGCAACTGAGTACTGGTCAGCTAAAAACAACGAAGTTCTTAACGATGCTGGTACAGCTTTCGTAGCTAATACTAACAACGCATTCTACAACACACAAGGTCAGTGGTTCCAAACTTTAGGTACTAAAATCCAAAAAGTATCTAACAAGATCCACCAGTTAACCTTACGTGGAGGTGCTAACTTCTTAGTAACTTCTCCAACAATCGCTACTATCCTTGAGTCAATCCCAGGATTTGCTTCTACTAACAACGGTGAAGCTGATCAAATGGAATACGCTTTCGGTGTACAAAAAGTTGGTTCAGTTAACGGTCGTTACAAAGTTTACAAAAACCCTTACATGACTGAAAACTTAATCCTTATGGGTTACAGAGGTTCTCAGTTCTTGGAAACAGGTGCTGTATTCGCTCCATACATTCC